TTCAGGGAAAACCAGGTATCTGGCGATGTATCGTTAGGTGCTTGGCATCCAAGCCAAGCTTGGTGTAAGGATCTTTCACCCATATGGAGCCCATACTACGGCACAGCATGCTGGCCGCTTAGGCGCTTCCGGGGGTCCAGTCTTCAGGCAGGAATAAGTTTGAATTTTGGAAGTTCATTTTCAATGACATGCCGATATCTTTCCCAGTTAAATTGAGATCGATACCGATTAGATGCTCAGCATCCATAACTACCAGTAAGCTTCGATGTATAAACATCGGTCTTAGGTTGTACTGAATGGGGTTAGTAGAGAAAATCTCCTCCCATTCTACGGATGTTGGCTCCGGTGCCTCAGTTGGTATTTCTGAGGTGAGACGGTGGAATTCTTCCAGCCGTTGAGACATGGGCGCGGTGGCCCACACTACCATTTTCAATGGGTCTGTCTCACGCTCCCAGTATGGGACCATGGGTGCAGATTGCGTTAATGCTCTGGCTATATTAATATACCCGGAACTTTCCGCCCGCTGACAGCGGCGAGGGAAGTTTAGAGCTCCAGGCTCTAACTCCTCATTTTGCTCGAATTGCTCGAGCGTGATGCAAGGAAGAAATTCCGAGCACACGTCTAGAAGAGGATTTTCCTCTTCTAGACATAGCGGCTCTCCCCGGTTTGCCCTGAGGGGAGCACGTAGAACCTTGAAGGCTCTCAAGAATCTGAGACTCTTTATTGTCCCACGATTATCGTGGATCACTTTGACAACGGATTTAATCCGCGGTGTCAAATATTCGTAGGAGCGGGAAGGGGAACAGAAACCGAACCCCCCTACTCCGAAAGGGAGTGCTGCAAGCACTCTCCAATCTCCAAAGTCCTTAAATGCTCGTCTTACGACTCGCAGGAACTTACCCTTTCTCTCCACCCAGTCTGGCGAGAACCATTCATTACCAACGAATAGCTTCTTGGCGATTGCTGCACACTTCCCAAATGTAGGATTAGTGTCAGCATCACTTGTCTTTGGCTTTGTTTCTGCCGAATACAAGCGGGGTTGAGGGCAATCCAAAACGAATTTTGGTCTGCTCACTCTGTGATCTAAATCACAGAACCCCATCAAACTTGCGGGGACCTCACAATACGGTCCCCCATAAGCGTAAACTCCCCATTTGTCGTCTGAAGGCTTCAAACGGTAAGTTAAAGCGGCACTTTTGTGTCGCTGGAGTTCGGGAATGTCTGATGATATCTTCATCACGTCATCCCCCGCAACTGCGAACTTCATTTCATAAAGTTCCTTTTGTGTTTTCGGGTTAATTCTGCCCGAAGCTAGTACTTCTACAGCCTTTCCAAGGGTGTGGAGTAGTATTTTGGTACCAGGTAATCCCATCAGGGATCCCTGCGTAGTATACCATATGTCACCGTCCTCCTCTAGTCTCATCGACTGTAGGAGTAGTGTTGGTGTGTTTCTGACGTAGTCAGAGCTTTCCCCAAGTCCCCTGCAAAAGGAGGACCAATGGAGAAGGCCCACATCAAAGCCGATGTAATCGGTCGATTGTTCGAGATCTGCGAGGAGCATCATGCTCCCCTCCTCGAACTTCTGCCCCCGAAATCGCTTAGCGAAATCAAAGGTAGGAGATGCCGACCAAAGACCTGAAGTCAAGGTTGGATCCGCCATTAGGATACCTCTTAGGAGATGTCCGAATGGTTGGAGATATGTGGTGAGTGCTGCTTCTGACACAGTCGGAATGCGCACTTTGCCACCGGGCTCTCCAACTTCCGAGAATCGGATGTTGAAGGGTCTTTTAAGGGATAACCCCTCCTTTGTTATGTGCCCACTTTTCATAAGTGTCTCATAACAATAAGTGAACAAGAGGATAGACAATCTCCTCTCGTCCGCGCCAACTCGCTTTGGGTGTAGAAAACCCGAATCCTGTAATACGGAAGCAAAAGCGTCGTCAATCTCTTCAAGAGATTCGCCGTTAATTCCTGCTTTCCATCTAGCCACACCAGAATTCAGTGTGACTTGGAATCCTCCCAAAGGGAGTAGATACTCAGTATCTGCCTCGGGTAACCCGAGGAGCCAGTCTTTATGAAAGGCTTGCATCAAATGCGTGAATTTTCCTCCTGCTTTGCAGGGGTTCTCGTAGCATGACTTATTCGTCATTGATACATGCGAATCGCGTTTTCTGAACGCCTTCTGTTTAATTGCACATAACCGGACTTCAATTCCGGCTACGTGCGAAGCTCTGATAACTGATTCTTCCTCAACTTCGTTGAGTGGCTCAGTAGTAGCTATCAGTACCTTTAAGGTCTTCCTACGGGCTTCTTCAGCCTTTAGGCTGTCCCCCGCAGGGAATGAACGCGTCCCAGTTATTTGGTTTAACTGGCCAAGTTCATAATCGCTTAGCGATCCTGGTGACTTAGTCATCCATGTGTTGGGAGGTAACGGTGGCCACGCCTGGTTCCAGACCGGCGTGCCCTCGAGCCTTCCCCAGAAGTGGCATCTCATATACAATGAGAACCTCTTCCATTCGTCAGTTGCGCACTGAGTGCGCCCTGTCGCTAAGATTATGTTTGTTAGTCTTTTCCACCACCAAACTACGAATTTCCACTCCTCGTCGGAGGGAATGTCACTGAGTGCCATTGTAAGTTGCCCGAGCAAGACTCGGGCGACCCGCCGTTGTTTCTTTAAAAGAACCACGGGGGCCGACGATAAGGCTTTCAAGGTCCTGAAGACCTTGACGCTATCATTAATGCTTTTGAGTTCCTCCCAAGCATTTGTGAACCATGTGGACGCCGTTTCGCGGTGAACCACGGTATGAGGAGTCAGGCGGCCCTTCTGGGCACCGACTCTCTGTCTGGTGCGTGTATTCCTTATTTGTAATAAGTCGTACACGTCATCCGACCTATCAGAGAAGAGAAATTCTTCCTCTTCACCCTCAAGGGTGTCACCTCCAGGTGTACCCGTGCCATCCTCCGAAGTCTCTTTGTCTATGACATTGCGACTAAGGAACCGGCGGCGCGGTATCATCGTTGGTTTACGTAAA